GCACGCGAAGAACACCGACAGAGACAGCAACAGTCTCAGTCACAGACGACAAAAAACTCTGTCACAGAGATTGCCACTGAATCCAAGGGACAGGGACAGGGACAGGGACAGGGACAGGGACAGGGAAATTTAATACCAAGCAACCTGTCGGTTGCTCCCGCTTTTCCCGAACCGGAAAAGCAGCAGGAGCCCACAGCCAGCCAGCAAAAAGGCCTGCCAGACTGCCCTCACGGTGAGGTGCTTTCGCTCTGGGCCGAGGTCTTGCCGCACCTTCCGCAGCACAACCCGGCGATGTGGGCAGGCACCAGGGCCGACCACCTCCGAGCCCGTTGGCGGGACACAGCGCGGCTGAAATCCTGGGAGTCGAAGGCCGATGGTTTGGCCTACTTCCGCAAGCTTTTCGCCTATGTCGGGTCATCCCAATTCCTCACCGGCCGCAGCGCTTCAGCACCAGGAAAACGCCCCTTCGTGATCGAGCTGGAATGGCTCGTGAATCCGACGAATTGGGCCAAGGTCCACGAGGGCAAATACCACCAGGAGGCAGCATGATCCGCAACGCTTTCGACGAACGCCGCGACCAGAAAGTCGCCGACGACTACCTCGCCAATCACCTCCGCTGCCACTGGTGCGGAACGATGACCGACCGCGAGACGCTGAGCAACCTCGGCGCCCGGTGCGATGCCTGCTACGCCGAGTACACCGGCAAGGCTCAGGCTCAGCAGCAGGGGCCCATCACACGCGAGCAGCGGGCCGAACTCCTGGCCAAGCTCCGCAGCATCGGCCAAGGCCATCCGAGAGCCTGGGCACACCGGCTGCAGTGGCTCGTCGACAACCGCGACGCCATGCTCCCGCCGGTCAGGCACATGGGCCGAGTGCAGCAGGCAAAGCGGCCAATGACCGCGTTTCAGCTCAGCGCTTTGCGCGACGTTTTGGGTGGGAAATCGATCAACTGCGAAGGGGGAAATTCATGAGCTCGACAGAGTTGCGCGCGCATTTGCGCAAGGTCAACGGCAAGGGCTGCAGGACGTTCGAGGACATCCGGCTTCGCTGCCGCGTTGACGAGGTTTCTGGGTGCTGGCTGTGGTCGCTGTGCTTCGAAGACAACAAGACGCCCAAGGTCGGCATCCCTGCGGGTGTGCTGGGTGAGCGTAAAGCGACGATGTCGGCTGCTAAGGCGTCCTGGCTGCTGTCCGGTCGCAAGCTGGCCGAGGGGCACGTGGTGTGGCGCTCGGTGTGCGGGGATTCGCGCTGCGTCAACCCTGCGCACTGCACGGCCCTTCCGCGTGCCGAGATGCGGCGCAAGTGCGGCGAGAGCAACCGCGAGAAGGGCGACTTCAAGCGCATCGCGGCAAGCGTGGCCAATGCCGTGCAAAAAGCCATCAAGCCCGATGTCGTGCAGGCAATTGAGGCACGGATCAAGCGCGGCGAAAAACAGCGCGACATCGCGGCGGCTGAGTCTGTTTCGCTTTGCACGGTGCACAGAATTTCATCCGGTAGGCACGTGTTCTCAGCGGGGCGCGTTCAGCCCCTTCTGCGCGCTGCGAGCGTGTTCACCTGGGGGCGGCCGGAATGACGACGATTACCCTCACACTGCCGTATCCGATCTCCAGCAACAGGTACTGGCGCAGCTTCGTGCCCAAGGGCCACAAGCGCGCCATCGTGACCCTGAGCGACGAGGCGAAGGCGTTCAAGGAGCAGGTCAACCTGATGGCCTGGCAGCAGGGATGCCGCGAGCCCATCGAGGGCCGGGTGTCGGTGCATGTGGCGCTGTACCCGCAGCGTCCGCTTGATTGGGCCAAGCGCGCCAAGCGCGACCCGCTGTGCTGGGACGACACGGTGCAGTGCATCGACCTCGACAACGCCCGCAAGGTGCTGTACGACGCCCTCAAGGGCATTGCGTTCGACGATGACCGATGGGTTCGCAAGGACAGCGCCGAGCGCATGGAGCCCGACGAGCACGGCGCCCGGGTGGTCGTGACGATCACGGCCATGGGCAAGCCGGTGAGCCCTCAGGCGTCGCTGCTGGAGGCTGCAGCGTGAGCGAGGTGCGGCCACTGGCCGCCATCGACTGGCCCACGGTGCTCGACGAGATCGCCACAGTCCTGGGCGACATTGACCCCGCGACGGGGCGGCGCGTGCCGGTGTCCGTGGTGGTGCTGGCCGAGTCGCTGGGTGTGGCCCGGGGAACCCTGCGCGGCTGGCTTGACGGCTCAGAGCCCAGGCACCAGGACGGTGAGCGCCTGCTTGACCGCTGGTGCACGTTGACCGGCAAGGCCAGGGCATTCGCTCCGCGCGACGTCCGACCGCTGCCCGCTACGGCCCGGTGAGTGGCTGGAATCCGCCACAAGCTGTGCCCGACCATCACGACCCATTGACCCCCATCAACCCCACAGGAGCCCGCAGCATGCCCCCTCGCACCACCGCCCAGCCCGTGCAAGTCCCCGGCGACACCACCGCCCAGCCCGTGCAAGGCGATGAGGCTGGCGGCGCATCGGTCGACGAGCGCATCGCACGGCTGGAGGCTGCCCTCGCTGCCCAGCAGGCCGAGAACGAGCGCCTGAAGGCCGAAGCAGACGGTGACGCGAAGCTCCCGAGCGTGGTCTACGAGCCCACCACCCCACACGGTGCGGCCCGCCTGCGCGAGAGCGAGACCGGCAACATGACCACGGCCCAGGTGATCGCCGCCATCGACGCAGGCAAGCTGCCCGAGCCGGTCAACTCCTACCTCTGCCGAGACGGCTACTACGCTCGCCGCACGCATCGCGGGGGCTAAGCCATGCTGCTGCGCCAGGCCCTGAGCGATGAGCGCGCGGCCCATGGTGCGGCGCTTGATGTGCTGCCAAGCACCCCGACAAGGGAACAAATCGAGCGGTTGGAGGGGCACCTTCTGGACGCCGAAGCAAGCGGCGACGGTGTCCATATCGAGCCGCTTCACCACTTCGCCGATGGGCAGGTATCGCGCACGATCCTGATCCCGGCCGGAACGATCCTCACCGGCGCAGCCCACAAGGGCGAGCACCTGAACGTGTGCTGCGGTGACATCACGGTCTGGACCGAGCAGGGCATGAAGCGTCTGACCGGCTACCACGTGATCCCCTCGAAAGCCGGGGCCAAGCGGGTCGGCTATGCACACCGCGATACGTGGTGGACCAGCATCCACACAAACCCCACGAACGAGCACGACATCGAGGCGCTTGAGCGCCTGATGGTCGAAACACCCGAGGCCTTGCAGTCCAACCGGCTGGCGGGGCCTCAGTCACAGGAGAGGCTCCCATGAGCTTTGTCGTCACAGCCGTAGTCGGCTCCATCGCGGTAACAGCCTACGGTGCAAGCCAGCAGCGCAAGGCAGGGCGCGAGCAGCGCGACGCCATCGCAGCAGCGCAAGATGCCGACGCACGCAAGGCCGCCGAGGCTGAGACTCAGGCGATGGTCGCAGCCAATGCCAAGACCGCAGACGCCAAGCGTCGCCGCCGTGGTTCTGCCCTGTCGCTGGGTGGTGAGGCTGAAGCCTTGGGCGGCACGCCTGCCACTGCGCTGGGTGCTGTGCCTGCGATGCGGTCAGGCGGCGGCGGGATGACAGGCCTTGCGGCCACTGCGCTGGGTTCTGCCATGCGCTCAACGGGTGGCGGCGCGGCTGGTGTGGCTTCTGGTAACGGTGCTTACCGTCCTAGCAGCAAGGTGCAAATGCAATGAGCGCAGCAGTCGAAGCCCTGGCCCGTCGCCTTGGGCGCCTCAAAGAGCTGCGTCAGCCTCACGAGCCGGTGTGGCGCGATTGCTTCGATCACAGCTTCCCCATCCGTGGCTCAGGCCTTGAGGGTGGGACACCTCTCAGCGCTCAGAGCGCCATGGATCGAAAGGCCAAGCTTCTGCACAGCGCGGCCACAGATGCAGGCCGGACCCTGGCCGCTGCCATCGTGTCGGGTGCTACCCCCTCTAGCTCGATCTGGGCTCTGCTGGATGTCGGAGGCGCGGACGGTGACGGAAAGCGCTGGCTTGACGAGAAGGCCAAGCAACTGCACGAGGAGATTCACGCGAGCACGTTTGATGCGGCTGCGTTTGAGTGCGCAATGGACCTTGTTGGTGCGGGATGGTTCGCGCTCTACATCGACACCGACCGCGAGCTTGGCGGGCTGACCTTCACGCAGTGGCCCATCTCGTCGGTCTACTGCTCAAGCAGCAAGTCGGGCGGCACGGTGGACACGGTGTTTCGTGAGTACACCCTGACGGCTGAGCAGGCTGTCACTGAGTTCGGCCTGACCGCTGTGTCGATGGACACCGCCAAGAAGGCCAAGACCGACCCTGACGCCAAGGTGACGATCTGCCACGCCATCTATCCGCGCACAATCTACACGGTGCGCGCCAAGCTGGCGAAGAACATGCCGGTGGCGTCGTGCCACTTCGAGACCGAGACAAAGACTCTGCTGCGCGAAAGCGGTTACCAAGAGATGCCGGTGATCGTGCCGCGCTGGGCTGTGATCCCTGACACGGTCTACGCAGTCGGCCCAATGTTTGACGCGCTGCCAGATGCCCGCGAGCTCAACGAGTTCCTTCGCATGGATCGCATGAACGCAGAGCTGGCCATCGCTGGGATGTGGATCGCTGAGGATGACGGTGTCCTCAACCCTCGCACGGTCAAGGTGGGCCCACGCAAGGTGATCGTCGCCAACAGCGTCGATTCCATGAAGCAACTGAGCGCCGGGGGCAATTGGCAGCTCGCTGATGCCCGCGTCGCTCAGTACCACGCAGCTATCCGAAAAATCCTGATGGCTGACCAGTTGCAATT